TCATCTATCCACACGTCTTTGCTATTTTTTCTATTAATGATCTGCCTATTAACTGCGCAACAGCGTTGTACGTTGTAATTAAATCGTTTATTTCATCATTCCATCTACCGCAGTCGAGGTGACTTTTAAAATGTTGTTTATAATTCTCAATTAACGCAAATTGAGCATCTACAAGCTCATGCAATAAATCGACATCAACTAAAATTTTATTTCGCTCAACCATTTCTGTATCAACTCCCTCAATTTAATTTTGTCGTATTCTGAATATTTTTTAACTTTCTCTGCTAACTCATATTTAATTTTTGCTACATTTGCGCCTCGTGTTTTAATCTCTGTCACATAGTCGTATGCTATTTTGTCTAGCATGTGATGCTGACCGAGTAGACAATGATTAAAACGGCGCTTTGCTTGTTGCATATTTTTTATCTGGTTTAGTTGATGCTAATTGATGCGCTACAGCTTGGTCAGTAGCATTAAAATGACCATTGATAAAACTCATATACACAGTCCCTACTTCACCGTTTCTAGCTTTACCTATAATGATTTCAGCTAACCCTTTTTGATTAGAATTTTCCTTGTTGTAATATTCATCTCGATAAAGTAGTAAGGTAATATCTGCATCCTGTTCTATTTCGCCCGAATTACGTAGGTCGCTATTCATTGGTCTTTTATTTGGTCTTTCTTCAACTTTTCTTGATAATTGACTTAATGCAAAAACAGGTGTTCTCAGCTCTTTTGCCATTGATTTAAGTTCTCGAGAAATAATGCCTATTGAGATGTCAAAACGTTCTGCTTTTGGCGGTTTAATTAGTCCTAAGTAATCAATAAATATGGCTGTTAACTCAGGGTGTTTCTTTTTATGACGTCTGGCGATATTTCGAATCTTTTCAATAGTTAAATCAGAAATATCAACCATCCAAATCGGTAAATTAGTTAATTGGCTAATACCCATGCTTATTTTTCCCCATTCACTATCGTCTAATTCTTCAGGGCTTCTAAACTTACCTGTAGCCAAATTTGTGGAAGATGCTACTTGTCTTTGTGCTAGTTGATTAGCTGACATCTCAAGAGAAAAAACTAAAACGCCCTGCCCTTTCATAGCCATTTGTTTGATTGTCTCTAGTGCAAATTCAGTTTTACCCATTGATGGTCTACCAGCGATGATTACAAAATCACTAGGCTCTAACCCCCCAATCTTTTTATCTAGGTCAGGCAACCCCAGACTAATTATTTTTTCCTTACCATTCATTCGATTTTCTAATGTTTCAAACATATTCATCAGAACGTCGTTAATGTGTATTGGCTCTAAATCATCAATTTCTGTTGATAAATCATTAACCTGTTTTACTAATTCATTAACGATTAATTTGGTCTCATCAAAATTATTTGATTTAGCTATTTCACTACTGGCTTGTTTAATGATTTGACTAATCTTTTTTGCTTGATAGTTCTCTTTCAACATGCGCGCATAACCTTTGATATTCGCTGCGCTATGGCACATCTTCATAGTTTCAAACATATTGGCGGAGTCATTGCCTGATAATTTTTCACTGATGATTAGCGGATCTATCAAATTTTTTGATAACGCATTTTGTTTAATTTCACGGTATAACTTTTGGTATAGCTCAATCGTAAATACTTCGTCACTTAACGTGGTTAAGACATCAAAAGAATTTTGGTTAGCGCCATTAAGTAATAATCCGCCAATAACTGCGCCCTCTAATTGCTGAATATCCATTATTGATGCTCTCCTTGTAACTTCATGAATTTGGAACGAGTGTTATCAAGTTTCTCAACTGTCATGATGTTGTCGAAATTCATAGTCCAGTTAGTTCTTGGATTACAGATATCCAGATCAGTAGATATATTCATTAGAATTTCAAAATACATCCCAATGGCAGCTAAAACATCACTATTTTTCTTTGATACCACTTTGATTATGTTATCTATTTTTTCAATACGTTTAGGTGTTATCTCATCAACAAATCCTAGCTTTTCACCGCAGATATCGTTAAACAGCTCAATTACTGCTTTGTAATTTTTTTGAGAGCCATGCCAAGTAATTGCATCGGATAAATAACCGTCAAATCGTGTCATTCGGCAAATACTCTGAGGTTTAGCTTTTGCTTTTCCTGTAGCATCAAACCAATCGATGACAAGTTTTATTTCGTCAAGAGAGTATTTATTCAACGCCTTGATGAATGGGCTGAAATCTTGACAACGAGCATTACGAGATT